CAGGCAGAAGTCGAGAAGGAAAAACGGGAGCGTGAAGCCGCGCAACAGAATCGCAGCGGAAAGAACAAGGGGATGCAGCTATGAACCTACCCAGCCAGAACTCAAACACTGGCCGCACACTCCGAGCCATGCACGGCGCCGGCCCAATGACAGCCGGAGCCATTCGCCGCAAAGCCAATATGCACCCGGATACCGAAATCACCGCACGGATCCGCGACATCCGAAAGTTGGGCTGCATCGTGGCTTGCTACAACATCCCCCAAGGTGACGGCAAGCAGCTGTGGCTCTACCGGATTGATTACATGCCCCGAGTGATTCGGGATGCGCTGAACGCCGAAATGAGCCGGAGGGTTGCAGCATGAAATACGGCAGCGTGTGTTCTGGCATCGAAGCCGCTACCCAAGCATGGCACCACATGGGTTGGAAGCCGTCATTCTTCAGCGAAATCGACGCTTTCCCTTGCGCAGTATTGCAGCACCACTATCCGAAAGTGCCGCTTCACGGCGACTTCACAACGATTCAGGACGGCGATTATGAGCCAATTAACCTTCTTGTCGGAGGAACTCCCTGTCAGTCCTTCTCAGCCGCTGGCCTTAGAAAAGGACTGGATGACCCGCGTGGCAACCTCATGCTTGGGTTCGGTACGCTTGCTAAACGACTACGCCCCACATGGCTGGTATGGGAGAACGTCCCCGGCGTCTTGTCTGCTAACGGAGGCAGGGATTTTGGCACCTTCCTCGGGATGCTGGCAGAACTCGGGTATGGGTTCGCCTACCGAGTTCTTGACGCTCAGTTCTTCGGCGTGGCCCAAAGACGCAAGCGTGTGTTTGTTGTCGGATACCTTGGTGACTGGCGACCTGCCGCAGCGGTACTTTTTGAGCGCGAAAGCCTGTCAGGGAATCCTGCGCCGAGCAGAGAAGCGAAAGAAGACGTTGCCGGAACGTTTAAGGCTTGCGCTAGCAGCGGGGGCTGGAGCAACAGCGTAGATCACGCCGCTGCCGGGTATATGCAGCCAGTAAACACTTATCAAAATGTCAGCCATTGCCTGAATGCCGGGGGTATGGGGCGCATTGATTATGAAACCGAATCTTTTGTGGTTCACGGCACACAAGACCCCCGCACCGGTAGCCAGGCGTTTGCCCTTGGTCGCAACAACGGTGCAGAGAATGCGGTATTTGTCAGTCTGCGAGGTCGTGAAGGCGGGGCAACCGCTGAGCTGGGCGGGCCTATAGCAGGGACTCTGAGGGCTTCGTCGGGTGGCGGAGATAAGCCGCATGTCTTGGCTGTTTCCGGCCAGGTCGCACACACGCTGAGAGGCGAAGGGTTTGACGCAAGTGAAGATGGAACGGGCCGGGGCACACCCATTGTTGCTTTTTCCCTTCAGGCAGGAACGACGCGAGAAAATCCGAACAGTGGACCTGACGGGGTTGGTGTTCAAGAAAATACCGCATACACCCTAGAGGCACGATCTGAGGTTCAAATTGCTTCTTACGGAATGGCCGTTCGCCGGTTAACCCCAGTCGAATGTGAGCGTTTACAGGGATTTCCTGACAACTTCACGAAAATCCCATACCGCGGCAAGGCCGCTGACAAGTGCCCGGACGGCCCGCGCTACAAGGCTCTGGGCAACTCAATGGCCGTGCCTTGCATGAAGTGGATAGGCGAGCGCATCCAGGCAGTGCAGGAAATAACAGAGGCTCAAGCCTAATGAGCGAGGTAGCAGAACACTGGCTGCACGGCCTGCGAACTCTGGTCAAGGATTTCGCCGAAGCAAAAGCCCAGCGGGTGTACCTTGAGCATTACCGCAAAAGCAAAAAGGCCATGCTGATGGCAGAGGCCGAGGCCAGCGACCCGATGAAATACAAATCAGCGGCTAGTCAAGAGGTATACGCATACAGGCATGATGAGTACATTGAGCTGCTGGAAGGGCTTAAGGCCGCAACGGAAACCGAGGAGTACAGGCGGTGGCAGCTCAAGAGCCGAGAGATGCGGTTCGAGGAATGGCGGACAGAGCAGGCCACGCAGCGGCAAGAACACAAACGATACGGGAATTAAAATGCGCAAGTGCCGACACTGCAAAGCAGAGTTGCCAAAAGTCAGCGAGAGCACGCCGATACAAGCCAAAGGCTATTGCAGCTTTGACCATGCCGCTGACTATGGGCTAATAAAGGCCGAGGCGTCTATCGCAAAAAAAGCAAAGCAGAAAAGCCAAAAGGCCAGCAAGGACCGACTAGACCTTAACCGCCGTCACCTACCCTGGCAGCATGAGCATTGCAAGACATCGTTTAACCGGTTACGGGTGCAGGAAGAGTTCCAGTGGTTCGCTGAACGCGGTCTAGAGCCGCAATGTATCTCCTGCAGTAAAACACAAATGGACTGGTGTTGCGGGCACTACAAAACCGTTGGAGCCCAGTCAGGGCTCAGATACGACCGGCAAAATACCTTCCTGCAGTGCAATCGATATTGCAACAAGGGGCTCAGCGGCAACATTGCAGGCAACAAGAATACACGAGGCTACACTCAAGGGCTTGCAGATAGGTTTGGCCAGGATGAGGCAGACAGGATCATTGCGTACTGCGAGGCACAGACAGCGCCCGCTAAATGGGACTGGCAGGAAATGGAAGCCTGGCGGAAAGATTGGAATATAAAATATAGGGAATTTATTAAATAACCTATTGCACCTGTCGTCGCTTGTGTTAATGTAAACGCCTTACTTAACAAAACAACCAAAAAGGATACGAACATGAGCGAACTAATCGGAAACTACAAAGACCTCAACGGCGACACAGTGCGCGTGACCTTCGAGAATCGCCGGTACTATTACGAAACAGTAGACGGCACGCCTGATCGTTATGTCAGTCATAAGGGTCCAGACAGCGACCGCACGCTGGTGCGCATCGCATGAACTGCGAAGGCTGCAACCGAAGACTACCCATACACGCCGGTATTCACGTCGCCGAGCTGGAATACATCCTCTGCACCCGGCCCGATCTAGGGCTAGAAGCTAAGTACGAAGACACTTGGCACTGGCCAGAGAAAAAAGCCAGCCAAGCTGCGCCGTTTAGCTGCAAGTAGGCTAGGCGGCCCAGCAAAGCACACACGCAACGATCACCGGGTAGTCTAAGCTACCCTGACCATACAATCAAAAGGCCCGCTACAGGGCTACAGGGAACGATATGAAAAATCAAGACACGCCAGCAATGCCACAAGAATGGGAGGCGTACGTTGAAGGAATGAGCCAGACCGGCTTAACTAAACGCGAGCATTTTCTGGCCAAAGCAGTGGAGGGGGTTTGCAGCAACCCTAATGCTCACACAATGTCTCCAGATGCTATTGCCAGATGAGCCATTAGCATAGTAAACGCAACTTTTGAGGCGTTAAAATGAGCAATCCAGATTGGACACAGGCACCCACCGAAGCCACCCACTACGACACCTACGCAGATTGTTTCTGTGACGTTAAAGGCTGGTGGCGACTGGGCAGGTATCAAGTATTGAAAAACCAAAACGAATGGGGACAGAGCGATACACTCCCCGGCCTGTAGAGCCAACAGCAAGCGACTGGGTAGACGGCTGGCCACCTGTTGGCTGGCAGGGGGAGTGCCGGTGGGGGTCAAGCGTAGACTGGTATAGATGTATGATAATCCCTGACATCAACGTAGTCGTTCAGGGTTCGGCGGGGAACTGGAATGTGGTGAGTGATCTGAAAGAATATGATTATATCTTTCGTGACACCCCAGAAGCCGACCAGGCTGATCGGATCCTGCTAACTGGAATCCTAAATTATATGCGCAGAGAATCCGACGTTGGCGTGATAGCTGATAAAATCATTGAACTAGGCTTCACGACTGCGTAAGAGTAATGTTAAGATAACCCTAACACGGCCCTGATCCTGCGAAAGCTTGCTGAGGGGTTATTTACTACACCGATAAGGGCTTCGGGCCAGAGTGTCGCTGACGTTGAAAGCGTGTTCTCGAAGCGACAATATTCCCAAAGTCTTTTTCCATGTAGTGAGTGTCGACAGCCTGCCGCGGGCGATCTACGCGGATGCGTTTTCCGGGTGTGCGTATCATTAACCGGACTTGGCTACCTCCGGGTAGTCTTTTTTTTGTGTGATGGTGTATAATTGGTGTATGGAAAAACAACTTTCAAGTAAGGCAATGAAAAAGTTTCCCGACTATAAAACAGCTTCAGTGTCAAGCCTGATCCCGTATGCCCGCAACAGCCGCACACACAGCGATGCCCAGGTTGGTCAGATTGCCGCAAGCATCAAAGAGTTTGGCTTTTGCATGTATTTAGTTTGGCTTTCTGTGCTATAATATGAAAATAGCTTCAGGAGGTCTTATGTTTAAAACTATACCGATATACCCGACATATGAAGTAGATGAAAATTCAAACGTGCGAAGCAAATCGCATAAAGTTATTTTAAAGAACAAGAAAAATGGTGGTTACAAAAGCGTAGGGCTTTCACAAAAAGGTAGCTATAAATGGCACAATTGTCATCGTCTTTGTGCGATGGCTTGGGTTGGAATCCCTGATGCCTATGAATCTATGGATGTGGCGCACAATGATGGGGATAGGACTAACAACCATTATAGCAATTTGAGGTGGGCAACAAGGCGTGAAAATAGCCATGACCGGTACCTTCACGGCACTGCGAGAGGTGCTCACAGCGGAGAATTACACCATTCCAGCAAACTGACAGTCGATGCTGTTATAGAGCTGAGAAATCGCGTTAGATGCGGTGATAGATTTATGGACGTTGTTAATGATATGGGAATCAAAAAACTGACAGGATATGACGCTTGTACAGGGAAAACTTGGCGCACAGTTGATAGTCAGTCAATGCCAGTAAATATAAAGGATGCAGCCCGTGCAACAGCTTGAATCATGGCCGACAGACACCCTCATAGAATACGCACGCAACCCGCGAAAGAATGACCACGCAGTTGATCGTGTGGCAGCCGCTATTCGTGAGTTTGGGTTCAGGGTGCCTATCCTGGCAAAGTCTGACAAAACAATCGTTGATGGACACCTACGGCTGAAGGCAGCGAAGAAGCTGGGCCTTGAGGAAGTGCCCGTGTTGTTATGCGATGATATGACAGACATACAAGTCAGGGCTTTTCGTCTAAGCGTGAACAAGGTTTCTGAGTTCGCCGACTGGGACGACGAAATGCTGCGGGTTGAGCTGGACGCGCTAGGCGTGGATGGTTTTGATCTTGAGCTTACCGGCTTCTCGCTGGACGAAATTGCCGACCTACAGATTGAGGAAGTGCCGGAAGGTTTAACCGACGAGGACGCCGTACCAGACGCCCCTGAAGATTCGGTAACGGTTGAGGGTGACGTGTGGGTGCTGGGCAATCATCGGTTAATGTGCGGGGACTCTACTAGCATTGATGCGGTTGATGTTTTGCTACAAGGAAAAAAAGCGGGGATGATACATACCGACCCTCCGTACGGAGTCATCTATCAGTCTAATCATCGCACGAAGTCTGCAAAATTTGACGTGCTAAAAAATGACGATACGTTTCTTGATATTGCCCCAGTAATTGAGTCTTGCTCGAATGGCTGGGTTTTTGTATGGACCTCATGGAAGGTGCTGACAACTTGGATAGATATGCTTGAGTGCCTTGGCTACCCTTCAAATCAGGTTATTTGGCATAAACCAGGCGGGGGTATAGGAGACTTAAAAAAGACATTTAGCAGCGACTACGAGACAGCTTTGGTGTGGCATCGTGGTGCAGAACTAACAGGTAAGCGCATTGGCAGCGTGTGGCGAATTGATAAGGATGGAGCTGGCAGCTACCTGCACCCAACTCAAAAACCAGTTGCTCTTGCAGAAGAGGCCATTGATAAAACAACTAACGCGGGGTGTCTTGTGCTGGACCTGTTTGGCGGCAGCGGATCAACCCTAATAGCCTGCGAAAAAACCAACCGCCACTGCCGAATGATGGAACTAGACCCAAAGCACTGCGATGTGATAATCAAGCGTTTCCAAGAGTATACCGGCAAGGACGCCATATTAGAATCGACAGGCGAAACATACAACAGTAAGATTAAAGTATGACCAATAAACCAACAAGCAACCACGTCCCGACCGAGGCTACACGCCAAACAGTGCAGCTTCATACAATGGTGGGCACTACACAGTCAGACATTGCCCGCGTGCTGGACATTGACGAAAAGACCCTGCGCAAATATTACCGTGATGAACTGGATCTGGCTAAGGCAAAGGCCAACGCTACCATAGGCGGGGCACTGTTTAACAAGGCAAAGACCGGCGACACCTCGGCTATGATCTTTTGGATGAAGACACAGGCGGGCTGGAGGGAGTCAACCAACATCGACCACACGAGCAACGGTGAAACAATAGGGAAGATTGAGCGTGTCATTATCGACGTTGCAAATACAGACACCTAGATGGGCTGTCCCTTTACTTCAGCCAAGCCGGATCAAAGGGGCAAAGGGCGGGCGCTCTAGTGGGAAGTCTCACTTCATGGCAGAGATGCTGGTTGAAGAGCATGTAAAATATCCAGACTATCAAACCGTGTGCGTTCGAGAAATACAGAGGTCACTCAAGTTTTCCGCAAAGAAGTTGGTCGAAGATAAAATACGGGCGCTTGGTGTTGCTCACCTGTTTGAGATAACGCTGACCGAAATCCGCCGCATAGGTGCGCAAGGGATTATCATATTCCAAGGTATGCAAGATCACACCGCAGACTCCATAAAGTCCCTAGAAGGATTTGACCTTGCATGGTGCGAAGAAGCCCAAAGCCTGAGCTACCGATCTATTGAACTGTTAGTGCCCACAATCAGAAAGCCTGGCAGCGAACTGTGGTTTAGCTGGAACCCAGAACAGACCGATGACTCAGTTGAAACCCTGTTCAAAGACAATCCAGACGCGATCCTAGTGCACGTTAATTATTACGACAATCCTTGGTGCCCTGAGGTAATGATTAAGCTGGCGGATTGGCAGCGTCGTGTAGACTACGAGCGATACGCACACATTTGGCTAGGTGAGCACAATACCAAGTCAGAAGCGCAGGTATTTAAAAACTGGCGCGTTGATGAATTTGAACCTGACGAATCGTTTGGCGACCCGATGTACGGGCTAGATTTTGGCTTTGCAAATGACCCTAGTTGCTTTGTTCGGACCTATATTAAGGAAAAAATCCTGTACATTGACCAGGACGCTGGTTGTGTAGGTTTGGAACTAGACGACACGGCCAAGTATTTTATAGACGCCGACCCGATGGTTTTTAATTACGCTATGAGGGCAGACAGCGCAAGGCCAGAATCAATAAGCTATTTAAAGCGCCACGGCCTGCCAAAAATTACCGGGGTGGAAAAATGGCCCGGAAGCGTTGAGGATGGAGTTGAGTTTATCAAAACCTTTGATGAAATCGTTATCCATACTCGATGTAAAGATATGCAAGAAGAGGCCCGTCTTTACAGTTACAAGACAGACAAGC